TGCGGTGCATGAGGCCGCTGGCGACCTGACGAAGTTCAAGTCGCTTTTCGCCAAGTATTCGGGCCAGAAGGCCTAATCGAAAGGAAGCACGATCATGGGATCTTTCTCTGACACTCCGGCACTTCTCTCGACGGGTGACGTTTACCCGTACCGCTTTGTGCGTGTGGAAACCACCGCTGGTAGCCCCGCTACGATCAGCGACAACAAGGGCGAGCATGTCACTTCGGCTGCGGACAATGTTGTTGGTGTCGCTGACGGCAGCACCAAGTCATTCAGCAGCAGCCTTCACGCCGCTGACGGCGATCCGATCACCCTTCAGGGTGGTGATGTCGTTCTGGTCGAGTGCGGTGGCGCGGTCGTTCGCGGCGGTCGAGTTCAGGCCGATTCGGATGGCAAGGCGATTTCTGCGGTCGTGACCGCTGGCCCTGTGTTCCGTTATCAGGGCTATGTGGCTCTTGAGACTGGCGCAACGGGTCAGATCATCCGCATCTACCGTAACGGCGGCATGGTGTACTACCCGACCACGCTCTAAATCACAGCCAACCCCCAACACAAGGAGAAATGACAAATGGCTGAAGTCGGAATTGGCGGTGGGCTGAATACCTTCGTCCCCACCTTCTCGGCTGCGACGGGTCAGATTCAGGTTGAGTTCACCCGCGCGGTGAACCGCTTCCCGCTGACCCAGTACTCGCAGATTGTTCCCGTCCAGCAGGCCGCAGGCTACTTCCTTCGCATCGACGAGGAGGAGACTGCCCGCGTGGTCAATACGCAGGATTATCAATGGCCTCTCGGCGAGGATCGTCCAACGGGCATCAACAGCGACATTGACTGGGTGCAGTTCACCTGCCAGCGTTTCCAGTCTTCGTTCCACATCCCGCAGGAGACTGCTCGTCAGGCGCAATGGGATGTCGTGGCTAGCCACGCTCGCATCGCGGCTGCGAAGATGATGACGCACCGCTCGTACCGAATGTCGGAACTGCTGACCACCTCCGGTGGTTCGGGCTGGCCTTCGACGCAGGTGTTTGCGAACACTACTGCCCTGACTGGTGGTGCAAATCCTATCAACGGCTCGACTGACTCTGTGCAGAGCATCATTCGTTCCGCGATTGAGAAGATCGTGCAGAACACCGTTGGCGCGGTTGGCCCGCAGGACATTCTGATGATCGTGAACCCCATCACGGCTCGCATCATGGCGACCAACGATGGTGTTCGCGACTACATCAAGAACACTCCTCACGCGCTGAACTTCCTGAAGGGTGACGCGACCTTCGCCGCTTACGGTCTGCCGCAGAACCTCTTTGGTCTGGGTGGAGTCGTTGTCGATGACACCGTGCGTGTGTCGACTCGTAAGGGCAACAGCAGCCCGGCGCGTGGCTTCTTCTACGGCGATGCGACTACGCCCGAGATCGTGTTCGTGAGCCGTCCCGGCGGCCTGCTCGGTAACGAAGGCCCGTCCTTCAGCACCGCCACCGTGTTTGCGTACGAGGACATGACGGTTGAGACTCTTGATGATCCGTGGAATCGGCGCATCAAGGGCAGCGTGACCGACAACAGCGCGGTGGTTCTGACTGCGCCAGCGTCCGGCCTGTACTTGCAGGATGCGCTCACCTGATCGCGGCCCCTAACGGCAGCAACCACGGGCCGCTCGGCTAACAACCGGGCGGCCCTCTTTCTTGGAGGATTGATCTATGCCGATGGCGCAACTCCTGTCAAACGCCAACTTTGCGCTGTACGTCGATACGCGCTTGCTGGCCGAACTTGCATCAGACACGAACTCGGACGGTACGGTATCGAGCAGCACGATCATTACCGAAAGCCTGCTCCGGGCTGGCGAGGAGGTTGCCAGCGCGGCTACTCGGTCGAACGCCTACGCGGTGTCCGAACTTGAAACGCTGGCTACCGATGGAAACGGGATGCTTCGCGGGTTGGTGGCGGATCTCGCTCTGTGCTTCCTGTTTGAGCGACGAGGCGGCGACGTTCCCGAGAGCGTCAAGGCCAAGGCCAACCGGGCGCAGGCGACCCTCTCCGACTTGCGGGACGGGAAGCGTTTGTTCGCGGTAGACATCAAGCGGGCCAGCGGTACGGCTACCGTTGAGGTCATTATGTCCTCAACGCGTGGCAGCCTCGCAATGAACGCGGATAGCACGTTCTTCCCGACCCGACGAACCCAAGCGTTCTGACGCATAAACGATGGATATTCGCGCCCTGCTCCTGAAGCGGTTACAAGCCTCCGAGGTCGCTCGGGTGCTGGTGAAGCAGGCGCAGGCCCGTATCAAGGCGCGGGGCAGCGACGTGGGCGGCTACGCGCCCCTGTGGGCGGATACGGCCAAGATCATCGTGGGCAAGGGCAAGCGCAAGCGAGAGCAGGCCCACTACCGGCGGGGCGGGACTCCCCTCTATGACACGGGCGAAACCTTCCGAAGCCTGACGGCTATGACGGCTGCCGTCGCCAACGGGGTTCGTATGACCCTGCAGGGCAGCATCATCGCCGCGATGCACCAGACCGGATTCCGCACCAGCGGCCCGAACTTCATCCCGTTCACCCGGAAGGCTGCGAAGGAATGGGTGGTGCAGGACGAGGCCAAGCGCAGAGCCGGGACAAAGCGCAAGTCGAAACCGTTCAACGCGACCTACCCAATCTCCAAGCCTGCGGGACTCGTAGCAGGCAAGGGCGTGACCGTTCCCGCCCGACCGATCTTTGCGATGCCCGAGCCAGCCCGCCGCGAGGTGGCGCGTTCTATCGCTCGTGCATTGGGTGCTAGATAAACTCAAACCACGGAGGACTTGATATGGCTATCGCTCTGAACGTCACAGGCCCGCATATCGTCAAATGGAGTACGACCACTTCCAACTATGCGGAACTTGGCCGCACGGATAACGATGATCTGTTCAACATCGAGATTGAGTACAAGTACAGCGACATTCAGACCAACGAGTTCGGCGCGATGCCTGCCGACGCTATCCTGATGGGCGCGGCTGCGTTCGTGAACTTCACGATGGTGTCCTACGACGCTGTGGAAATCGAAAAACTTTTCAATGCCTGCAATGGTGGATCCGGTCAAGGAGTGAACTTCCCCGAGGTTGGCGCGCTGGCTATTGGCTCGTCGGACAATCTCATCTCGCTCTTTTTGGACGCCAGCATTGCGGGCCGACCAGAATACACCGTGGACAAGTTGCGCCTCATTTCACACAACCTCCGAGACATTGGCAACAAGCCAACTCGCGCGGCATTCCGGTTTGAGATCCTGCCCGTGACGGCTGGCCGAGCCATTTACACGGTCAGTTGACCAAGCGGATAGACTTCCGACATGGCTACCGAGAACGACGATTTCAATATCCGAGTGACGATTCAAGGCAAGGAGTTCACCATCGACGGGATGCTCGTCATGGCCGAAGTCGCCTTGAATGGCAAGGTCGAGGAGAACCAGAACGCGCAACTGATCGAGGTGGTGCGAAAGTGCGCCGAGCCTTCCGACGTGGTTGCAGCGTTGCCCGACGCATACCTGCTGGCAATCGGCCTGAAGGTCACGATGAGGCTCCAGCAGTTGGGAAAAGCGCTCGCGCCGTAGCGATGTTCATGGCCGTCTACGGCGTAAGCCCTTACGCCATGCCGAAAGAGATGGCGTTGGGCTGCATGATGAACCTGCGGATGGCTAACGCATGGCACAGCCTGCCATCGTTGATGTCCGTTCGTCTTGCTTTGGGCGACAAAACCGCAGAACATGAGTTCAAATCTGCGATTACCAGCAAGCCCCCATCGGCTCGGGAACAGGTCGAAATGATGCTGGAGAGCCTCAAGACAGATAGGAACCGCGCATGACCGTATCTCTGACCACGCTCTACAACCGACTCGGCGGGCATTTCGGCATCGCCAAGACGCAGTTGGATGCTCGCTCTGGCATCGTGACTCGCGCGACCAACCTTGACGCGCAATACACCGCAGCCACGCGGTATATGTTCACGCCCGTCCTCAACCAGTTCCTTGGGATCTACAACAGCACCGACGCGACGATTACTACCGCCGTTCAGGGTGCGACCAAGACACTCACGGAGATGGTGACGGCGGACAACGCCAACATTCCGAAGTCCACGATTCCGGCCATGCGGGAACTGGCTCGGCAGATGCGAGCGGGCGGAACCACGCTGCTTGAGAACACCGTGACCATCGGTGCGGTCAGTCGCACGGGTACGGGAACGGGAACCATCGTTTTCGGTGAAGCATCGCAGATGAGCCGAACCGACCTGCTTCAGTTTGAGTGCATCAGCGACACCACCACGGGCGCGACCGCTGGCAGCGAGGTGTTCCGCGTGACAGGGAGCGCGGCATATAACAACATCAACGACAGCCTGTGGCCGGGTGGAACTGGCCTAGCCACGACGATGACCAGCAGCGACTACGAGGCGGGAACGAACCTCGTCACGAATGGCACGTTTGAAACTTGGGTCGGCGGTGCGCCGGACGGATGGACAGGCGCGAACGCGCAGATCACGCAACTGACCAGCGGCGCATTCCGTGGCAGCAGCGCACTCAAGTTCACGGGCAACGGATCGCTGAATGGTGTCTCGCAGAACTTGCCGACTACCTCCATTGGCCCCGGCAAGCGAATCATCTTCGGATACTGGTACAAGAAAGTTGCGGGCACGATCACGCGCGACATTTCGATGGAAGTGCTGGACAATAACGGTACGCCCGTGCAGGCTCTTGATGTCTTGGCAAGCAGCACCACATGGGCACTCGCCTCGTCGAGTTACCGAAGCAGTTTCGATGCACCGACCACCTCGCTCTCGATCACGGTGCAGTTTGACGGCCTCGCTGGCGAGGAGGTCGCAATCGACGGAGTGTTCGTCTATGTTCCGGCGCAGGGTGGAACGAACGGCCAGTTCTTCCAGATCGTCAGCGGAGCGACCGACTGGCGTATCGGCGACCGCATGACCGTGCAGGTGACGAACAACTACGCCTCGTCCGTGCTTTCGTACACCGAGCGGTTCTTCGCGCCGTTTGCCAATGGCGTTGAACTTCCAACTACGGATGCTGGCGCACCACCTACTGTGACAAACAGCGTGATTCCGTGAGCGTAACCACCTCGACAACGCTGGAGACTTTCTTCGCGTCGATGGTCACGCGCATTCAGTCGCAGATTCCTGCGACCCTTGCGACCACGCGAATCTTCGTTGTAGACCGTCTGACGCTGCAATCGGGTGTTGTTCCGAGCATCCAGATCGAGCCGCTCAATCTGACCGTCATCGGAGAGAACTCCGGCATGAACGCGATGGTTATGGAGTATCGCATTCATGTAGTCGTGCGCGTGGAACTTGATCTCGGCAAGCGCGACACGAAGCGGCTTCTGATGGACGGTTCTACGGGCATCCTGCCGCGCGGCGCGTTCCCGCTTGCGTTTGAGGTTGCCAAGACCCTTGCAGCGTTCGACCCAAGCGCGGGCGTTGACGCGCAGGTGTTGCTCAAGGTCGAGAACGGCCAGCACGACGATATCGAAGGGCTGGCTAGTGCGTATGCACAATTCCGCACCATGATCAGGACGGTGAGCGATGCCTGAAGACTTGGGATCTATCAAGATCGAGTTCCCCGATATGTTCGGTGGAGGCTCCAGCACAGGGCCGCTTCCAAAGAGCGGCGGCGCGAGCGGTGGCGGTGCGGTGTCGCCGGGTACGTTCGTGCAGACTGTTGCCCGCACGGCTGCGACGCTTGGAAACACGTTCACGGCGTTGACGGGCGTTGTGAGCGGCTTCGTCGGCAAGTTGTCTGACTACGCCAACACGGTGCAAAGCATCATCTCGCGTTCGGTATCGGGCATCATGGAAGGCGGCAAGTATTCCGGCGCGGTGCAGATGCAGGCCGCGCTCATCAAGGTGCAGTCCACGCTCGACACCATCGCGCAGGGCAATTTGCTTGGGCCGCTCTATACGCTCGTGCTGCGCTGGTATCGGGAACTGATGGCGTTGCTCGCGCCTGTCCGCATGGCGATCAGCGCGATCTTCACGGCTATCGGTGGGGTGCTGGTGGTTGCCGTGAAGGCTCTCACGCCGTTGATCTTGAGTCTGTCCAAGGCTGTGCTGATCGGAGTTGCCAAACTGACGGAATATCTGTCGCAGGTGAGCGCGGGCAAAGCACAAACCGCAACGGGCCTATTGGGAGCAGGTGGCGTACTGATGACGCTGCTTGGATTGGCTGCTGTGGTTGGCGCGATTCCCACGGGCGGATCAAGCCTTGCGGCCTATGGAGTGCTTGCTGCGGGCGTAGCGACCACGGGCGCGGGTATCGCGGGCATCGCCATTACGAGCGAGTGGGAAGCAGTCAAATCCGACCTTGCCAAGATCAGCCCGGAACTCCACAAGATCCTAGAGGCGATCGAGAAGGGAAACAGGAAGGCCGGTTCGCAAGATCCGAATACATGGGTGAATCAGCAGTTGTGGGATCTGACCGCCAACGCCACGAGCAATCGCAAGAAGCCTTGGGGCGCAGCGCACTTGAGGTGATCTATGGCAATCGTTACCTACAACTCGGTCGCGATCTCGAACGCTCGCATCACGCGTTTCTCGGTTGAGAACGAGTACGAGGGCGGTGCGTTCAATCGCACGGGCAAGAAGTGCACACTTGAGGGTGTCGGTGTCATCAAGGAAACCGGGACGTTCACCAAGTTCGCGGAGTTGAAGAATACGCTCAACACCCCGCGCAAGTCGCTGGTGCTGAAGTGGGATGACGGCAGCAACTTCACGCTGTCCAGCGACACGCTAGACGCGCGCAATGGCCCCCTGCCGACCGTGAACATCAATGAGATTCATGGTGGCAATACAGGCTCATACGTCGTGGGCTTCACGTTCGTGTTCTATGACTGCGGCACAACGCCCATCCAGCGGTTTGAGTGCATCCAGCGTCACACGATTGACGAGCGCGGCTACCTCCGCATCAATCGCTCTGGCGCGCTGACGATCAGCCCGCAGGCCACGTCTACATCAGCCACTTCTCCGCTCACGTTTGCCAGCATCGACGCGACGGAGCAAGATCCCTATGTAGGCCCGCAAACGACCTACAACGCTGGCCCGAACCCGGACTTCTATCGCCGTCTGGTGGCGGGGTTCTTACCGTATGGCTTCCAGCGAACGAAGCAGGAATACTACGTTGATGCGTCCTTGCGAACGCTTGTCTTTGATGTTGAGGACAAGCAGTTGCAATGGAACCTCCCGAAGCCGGTGTTTGATGGCGATGCGTCGTTCGATTACGAACGCAGCCTTGACAATATGCTCGGCACCAAGACGTTCAAGGTGTCCTTTGAGGCGGCATTCGTAGACAAGTTTGAGTTGCTCACGGCCTGCATTGATACCGCCATGACGCGGATCAATTTCGTCGGCACGAATCCAGACATCATCCAGTCCTTCAAGATTGGCGAGCCGTCGATCTTCAAGGGCAACATGGTCACGTTTGAGGTTGTGGCGATGGGCTTCCCCACAAACACGGAAGCCAACAACCTTGGGAACAACATCGACGCGAATCTGAAGTCGATGCTGTTTGGTTCGCCATATCTGCCCGAGCAGCCTACGGGACAGGCGTTCCCGGACGCTTATGGCGGGAACTTGTTTGAGGTTGCGAAGGCTTCTGTAAGCCGAACGGCACTTCTGCGATACGACCCATGCACGGCGGGTTCTGGTCTTGCGTCGTTCATGGGCGAAACAAATATCACCGTCAACGTGATTGCGGGTACTCCGTCCGAGGGGCAGACGCGGCAAGATGATGAGTTGCCCGTCAATGCGCCTGCAACGGACGGCGATTCGGAAACGCGAGACAGCGCAGCGCGAACGGTTCGATGGTCGAGTAAACAGACGATTACACAGACCACCGGGCTGACGATGCTGGAGGCGATGGGTGGATATAACCAATACAGTTTTCAGATGCGCTTGCCGCAGGTCATCGTTGTGCAGTCCGTCGAGGCGGTCACGACCGGGCCGAACGCTCCGATCCCGTGGCCGCGCATGGACGAGGGCGCAATCGTTCTAGACATGACCATGAGTGTCAATGATGCTCCGCCGGATGCCAGCGGAAATCGCCTCTACATGATTAGTGCGACCCGAACGCTTCAGGTCAACGTGCCGCTGTCGCAGAACACGACCAACGAAACGCTTGGCGGCGTGAGCCTGACGGGCGATGGCGGAACGCTGGTACGCGCATGGACTCCAACGGAGATTCAAGGCCCACGCACACCGTTCGGAACGGCGCAGACCTACAACCTGCGTCAGAACTACAACGGCGATCCCGAGCCGCAGACCTACTACAATCGGCGTTGAAATGTCCGGCGTATTCGGATGGATAATCACCTCGACAGCCGCAGGCTATGCGGAGGTCATATGTCGAAACGCCGAGATAGACGCGCTGTTGGTGCGAGCGGGACTTGATCCCTCGACCGTGAATCAGGTGGAATCGCCGCTCGTCGGCGCGTCAAACTGGCTTCATGCGAAAGTGCTTGTACGGCCCGATTCTGACTTGGGCGCAATCTGGCGCGTACAGGCTGCAAGCGGGAACGACTCAACAGATCCTTGGGAGTTGTATATCGTTGAGCCGCTTGGCACGTCTGCAAGTAGCGATATAGTCGCGCCAGCGACACCCGCGTTATTGCCTGCGCCCAAAATCAAGATTGTCAACAACGTGGGTATCACAACTCCTGCGGAGCGCGAGGAGCCTGTACCGGCAGAGGGTTTGGCCGCGCAGGACAATTCGGAAAGACCACCTCCAAACGCCGGTTTTGGAACGCTTGAAACCCGAGAGGTTGGAGAGAATCGCAAGGCAACGGAACTAGGGCCTGCACAACTACCCATCACGCGGGGCGTTCAAGCGCAATCGAGCAAGTTGCAACACTTGCCTAGCCCCGGCAGGTCGATGGTTTACAAGGGCTTGATTCTGACAAAGGTCATCGAACTGTTGCGGCCTGCGAGCGCGTTGGCAGCCGTGAACGATTCGGGTAGGCCACGTCAATCCGAATCCGCATTGTTTCTCGTTGAGTTTGTTGATGCGAGATGGATGCTGCATGGCATTCGATCATCGGCGTATATGTTCAACGCGGTGCAGGATGGCATCGTTACCGATGGCGAAATAACAGATGCAGAGGGTAAGACCTACAGCGGCGGCATGGCGCGTTCGGCATTCAATATGCTGGCTGATCCGCCCGTGGCGTTTGAGGCGCATACGGTCAAGACCACGGTTTCCTATCCGCCCGCGATGCTGGACTTCCCCGGATTTGCCAACATTGCGGCAGACGGAGATCGTGCTCCATCGTGGAATCACTACATCAAGAACAACCGCACCAATAGGCATTGGACAAATACCGCAGGTGCGCCCACACACATCCAGCAGCCGTACAGCCGCGACGAACTGATTTCACACTTTGCAGCACAGATGGCGATGGCGGCAGGCACTTATGGGTTGCAACTCGACTTGGATTTCTACAACCGTCAGATCAACGGCGGCGAGGATGCGTTTGACGATGGCGACATCATCAACCTCGACTTCCGAGGCATGACGCTGGGCGAGGCATTGGACGCATTCGCGCAGCGTCTTGGCTGTGTGTGGCTGTATGACCGTGGTGTGCCATCGCTGATCTTGTCACTCGCGCGTCGATCCAACACGGGCCGGAATGACCGAGTGCCTAGGCAGTCTGTTCCCAACCTTGGTGAATGGTTGGGCAACATGGAAACGCACAGGGTCGCGGGCTACATCAACACGATGACGATTGACCTGCCGCAGACCGTGCTTCTGACGCACGAGGCGCATTACTGCTCGCGCTTTGGGCCAGAGGGATCAGGTCAACTTGGCTACGACTGGTTCGGTGTGTTCACGAGTCGCGCGACGAATCTCGGACACACGTTCGCGCATCTAGTCGATTGCCGTAGCCACACGACAAACGACGGCGTTCTATCGACTCGGTTTGTCACGGGCCTTTCGTCGGATGCGTCGGCCATGTGGCACAGCAGCCGTAGCGCGGCGCAGCACATCACGGTTGAGTTGCGCGATCACATCCCGGCGATGGTCGGGCACAACTCTCCAGCGGGGTATGTCCCTCTGTGGATGCCGGGGACGAATCACTACACCGGGACGGGAGGAACATTCAACTTCCTGCCGGAGTGGTACTTCGCGGCGGGCGGTCGCACCAAGGGCATCGGCAACACGAACCTGAAGATTGATACGGGGGTCGTTCCGGATGCGGAGGTAGTGGACTACGAAACGCCGTGGAACTACTCGTCGGGGTTGCTGCGGACGGCATACAAGTCAATCGACCCCGCGCAGATCACCGACACCCCACTACAGGCCAGCGATGTCTTCAACCTGACTTCGGCGGCTCGGTTCGACACGAGCCTCAAGCGGAGGCGGGAACTGCTTGAACTGCGGATGAACGAACTGCGGTTTGTGGCGGATGGCGATGCCACCTTCAACCGAATGCCGCTGGGTGTCATGGGAGGCGTTCTGCGGCAGATCACGCCCAGCGTTGGCTTGCAGTACGAGTGCGTGAAGTTCGGTGCGCCCGACATTCAGAACGT